CGCGCGCCCGCATTGCTGCAGGTATAGGCCCAGAGACTTCGTCGGGCGCAGCAGGATCGCCACCTCCACCGCCGGCAGGTCGAAGCCCTCGCTCACCAGATCGCAGCTGGTCAGCACCTGCACCCGGCCTTCCTCGAACGCCTTCAGGACGCCATCGCGTTCCTCTTCGTTCATGCCGCCGTCGATGTGACTGGCCGTGTAGCCAGCCTCCCGGAATTCTGCAGCCACATCCTTGGCGTGTCTCACGCTCACGCAGAACGCGATAGCCTTCTTGCCCGGCGCATATTTCCCGTAGTGCTTGACCGCGCTCCCGGTGATGACGGTCTTCACCATCGCCTCCTCAAGCTGCTTCTGCACGTAGTCGCCCATGCGCGTGCCCACCCCGTTCAGATCCGGTGCGCTCGGCGCATAGACGATGGCGTGGGATAGGAACCCCTGAGCGGTCAATTCAGCCACCGTAGGGCCCATCACCATGTCGCCGAACATCTGACCCAGTCCCTTGCCGTCGAGGCGCTCAGGGGTGGCTGTGACGCCCAATACGCGGGCGCCCGGGAAACCGGCGACAACCTTGCCCCAGCTGGAGTCAGGCGTGAAGTGATGGGCCTCGTCGCCGATGATGAGATCGAATGGCTGCATGCCTTTGATTCGCTTCACGAGCGTGAACACGGAGGCCACGACGACGTTCGCCGTAGGCACGCCGCGATACCCGCCGGTCATCACCGCATGCGCCACGCCAACCTTCTTCAAGGCGGCACTGATCTGCTTCAGCAGTTCGCGGCGGTGGGCCACGATCAGGATGCGCTTGTTGTTCCGGGCCATGCCGGCGGCGATGTATGAAAAGATCACCGTCTTCCCTGAACCGGTCGGGCTGACCAGCAGGGTGTTCTTGTGACCAGAGCGAAAGCTATCGCGCACCGCCTGCACGGCGGATTCTTGGTAATCTCGAAGCTGCATTGTATGTCCTTGTTTGGCAGACATCTTGGCCCGGTCTGCCAGCGGGGGGCGACGTGCCGACTCCCCAATATTGGAAAGTCTTCCCGGCCCGTCCAAGCTCTAATCAATCTTTGCGCCGGCCCTTGGCGATACGCCCGGTCTTTCGGTCGCGATGGAACATCGTCTCGCATTCCATCTTTAGCTCGTGAAGCTCACGGCGCAGCTTTCCCTCGACGTGCATCAAGGCAAAGATAGCTGCCAGCAGAGCAAGTGCAATCAGAATAGTCATTGTTCGCACCTCCATATCTCGCTGGACGTAGCCAGATTGCTCGGCCAGCCGAAGTCCTCAGTGAAACTGCGCTCCTCGAACAGCAGCATATTCGTCGGTCGAATCAGGAGCCTGTCCCCCTCCGTCCGCATAAACATAAACTCTTTGCTCTGCTCCGGCGCCGCGCTGAACCCATCGTCCCGCGGGCAAGCCGTGAACAGATAACGCGCCCGGTGATCTGTGCAGTCATAGCGCGCCGTGAGATCCGACAGATACGCATAGCGCACGACGTCGAACTCATGGCCGTAGCAATCCCACACCTCCGCCTGCCTCAGCGTCCAGTGTGGCTGACCGGGCTTGGGACTGAACGCAATCGCATGAGGTGGGACACCGCGGTAAACGGCGCCGCACTCCAGCATGACGTGGCAACCCCAAGCCCGACCCGGTTCACTGCGTATGGCGAACCACACCGCAGGCTCCCAGCCTTCCCCGTCGCGCCGGATCAGGGCGCTCGACACCCAGACATACTGGTGCAGGGGGATGTCCCGGCTACTCATGGCCAGATGTCGTCGTCGTATAGCATGTCCAGCGTCTCCTGCTCGGTCGCCTTGTTACGGACGATCAGGAAGATCGCAGTCGCAAACGTCGCGACCATGACTGCCAGCAGGTATCGGCCCGACATAGTTACCCCTGATCCCCCCTGATCCACATGTGAGTGCCCCACTCGAATGGCGGGCCGCATAGTTGGTCGTTCACATCCACAACCATCAAGCCGCGCTTGTTGAATCTCAAGGACAGAGCGGCGATTTGCTCTTTGGTAAACCCGCAGTGCTCCATCTCCTCTTTGAGAAGGCCCGTCAGGTAATGACCATCGTTTTGCAGGTCGTATTCTAGATTCGCAACCATTTCGAATTACCCCTCAATCTTCAGCGGGCAGATGCGATAGCCGACGTTCAGCACAGTGCCGTTGTCGTAGCGGCAGAAGTGATTGCCGTTGGCATACCACTCAGCGACGAGGTAGCTCGCCAGAGCCAGCGCCGGGGTGGCGGCGGTCACTGCAATCACAGCGGCGATAATCAGTTTCTTCATGTCAGATCTCCTGTTTCTCAGCTTACTCGTAACGCCACACGCGCACACCGCCATCGGCCAAGCGGACGACGAACTTCTTACCGTAGCGCCGACCCGCATGTGACGCAGTGCTGGTCATCGAGCGGAGCGGTGCGCCCTCGACGAAGAAGCTCTGCCCCACTTCCAGCTTCGTCCACGGATACTTCGGACGCCGGCTGCTAGGCTGGCGCGCTGCCGGGATTGCGTAACCATCTTCAACTTGGAATGTCATTCTGTCCTCCGGTTTTTTAAACTTATAAGTCACGGCGATACCGCTCGTCCCTAAATATCACGTTTGCTTCATCAGAGCTAATACCAAACGTGTATGTCAACTCGTGCGGCTCACGTTCCATCAGTGTGGAATCAGGCCATGCGCGCACCGTCTGGAGCGCAAGCTCGAAGCCCTTCGATCTCTTCGTCAGTTTCATAACCCTACTGGCCACTCATGTTTCGGCAGAAAGATCCCGCGCGACATCGCCCCCTTGAAGCGGATCGAGTTTTCACTCTTCCGCGCACTCGGATGGCGCAGCAACACGCCCGACCATCCTTCGTAATAGGTCGACGTCTGCATTATCTTGTTCATGCCGACGATGCTCTGACCAATCCACACCCCGACCGCCAGCCCATGCTCGATCTCAACCTTCAAGCCGACGCGCGACAGCGACTCGTCCGCAATCTTCAGGCCCACGTCTGCGTGCTCTTGCCGGGTGAAGGAGATCAGCAGAAGCTCACCAATCGTCCGGTCTTGCACGCCATGCACGGTTTCAACGCGGATCGCACTCTGCACGATATGATCAAGCAGCACCCGATCCTCACGCTCCGACTTCACTTGCAGAAACTCGTCGAGGTTCACCGTGTTCAGGTATTTCTCGCACTGCTTCATGTCCAACCGCTTCGTGCTGTAGAGGCTGAAGTTCCCAGCCATCAGCGTCCCTAGCTGGTCACCGATGCGGCGGTTGGCCAGCACCGTCGCAATCGTTTCTTTGAAGACACCAATGTTATGGCGCAGCGTGAACAGGTTGTGCAGTTGCCGCGCCAACAGCCTTTGCGGCATGTCGTCTGGTATCCCAGCGGCCAGATTGAGGAATTCCTTGAAATTCTCCTCCTTCTTGCGCCGCTCCTCAGCCGTGAACGATTCCATTGGCCTGATCGTCAGCACCGCCGTGCGCGTCAGGTCGGCAGCTTCCTTCAGGCCCACGCCAATCGACGACATCAGGAACGCAGACCGCATGGTGAAGGCCCGCGCTTGGTGGTTCGCTGACCCCTTCATGATGCGCCCACGCCCTTCGGTCGACGCCTGCCGCATCAGATCAAGCACCGCCTTACGACGCGCCGCCATCTGCATCTTATACTTATCGTCGCCGTCTTCAGCTTCGTCGAAAATCACAGGCATGGCGTCGTTATCGATCATCTGCCGGATGCCAGCTTCCGTCGTAGCCCCCAGTGGATAGAGCCCTAGACCGCCAAGGCAAGAACCCGCCACAAGATTCACGATTGTGGACTTCCCTGACCCTTGGTTACCCGTGACCCATGCGTGGGTGCGCCAATCCAGTCCACCACACACCACCGCCGTTGCAATCCAGCCAGCCAGCAGGTCTCCGTAGATCGGGGCATCCCATTGCACCTTGTTGCACAGTTCACGGATTTTGCGCCCATCATCGTCGGTCGCCTGCTGGCTGTAATCATGCACATCCAAGATAAGGCTTTGACTTTTACTGTAAATCCAGCGGCTCTTAATCCGAACGAACGAAATATTGCGCGTTTCCGCACCGGGCCGGCTGACGATCAGCTTGCCGCCCGTGTTCATAATCGCCCGTTCAACGCCGTCCTCTGCCTTATCAATCCAGACACCGCGCCCGCGCAGTCGCCTCGAATCATACACGTCAACGTCGTGACACATCTTCATAATTCGCGCGCCAGCCATAATCCAATCAACGTTCTTCCCATCCGGTTTGCCCTGAGGCGCGCCCCAGTGCCCCGGGTCTGGATAGATATTGATGCACCCCTTCTGGCTCATCAAATAGCTCGGATCGTATGTGTCCACCTGCTGCCCGGCCTGCGACATAACCATAAATTTATTTTTATCGAACCCCAGCGGTCGCCACTCACGCGCGGGCTCCTCGTCAGGGTCATCGCCCTCCAGCGGTGTCACATCGACGACCACCTCAGGCACCGCCGCGCGCTTCAGTTCCCGGCGCAGGATGTCCGTGATCTGCTGCGGCTTCGCCTTCAACGGCAGCGTGTCGGCCAGATCCCAGCCATCCGGGAACACCGCACTCAGCGTCACAATCGACACCGGCACACGGTGCTCACCCAGTTTCTTCTGAATCTCCAGCGCCGCCTCGATGCCCGGCGTGTCGTTGTCAGGCCAGACCACGCAGCTATGCCCAGCCAGAAGGCTCCAGTCCGTCTGGTCGACAGCCTTCGCCCCGCCCTGCCACGTCGTAATGACCCAGCCCTCAGGCACATATTGCGCTGCACCATCGGCGGCCTTCTCGCCCTCGACGATCAGCACCGGTGCGCTCGGCGATGCCGCCAACAGGTCGCCGTTATACAGCGGGCGCTCCTTGCCGAACCCGGACGTGAGAAACTTCTTCCCGTCCCAGACAATCGGCCTGATCTCTTTGCGCGCACCCGGCGGATTCCACCGTGCCACCGCCCCAAACGCGGCGCCATCAGCCATGCGGTAGATCCACATCGCATCAGGCTCTGGGCCGAGAGACTTCCGCAGCGAGTCCGGGATCACCACCGGCTCAGGCATCGGCGTGACGATCTCGGCCTTAGCCGTGATGTCCTCAGCAATCGCCAGCGCCTTCAGGTCTACCTTACGCATGGGTCAGGCCCAGCATTTCGGCGAAGCCATTGATGGTTTCCTGCAGGCTGTCGCCGAACAGCTTCATGGACAGATCAATCATGTCGCCCTTCTCGCCCGTCGCGAAGTCCTGCCAGCGCCCGGTGCTGAACGATACGCCCAGCGATGGGTTGCGGTCGTCGCGCCACGGCGCACACGCCAGATACCAACCGCCCTGCCGCTTGCCACCCGGCAACCAGTCACGGCACAGCGCCTCAATGTGAGACGGGCTCAGGCGATCCTTGATGTCACGGATGGAGTAAGACCGGGACTTGACGGATACGGCGGGGGAACAGGGGGGAGCACGCCTCCCGCCGCTCTTGTGGTTTTTAGGCAAGCCTTGGACATCGCCACAATTCCCGGTCATTTCGATATTATCCCTCTGTATCCGCGCCGTCAAACGCGGGGGCGCCAATGCTACAGTTTCAAATTGAACTGACAAGCCTGTCAGCAAAATTATTCGTCAGCATCAGCATCGTAAATGCCACTGACAAAGCTAAACCTATGGAAACGCTTAGGGATTTCCGACAGCACATAGGTGTGACCCTGCGCGTCCTTCCACTCCCCGAACTTCGTCAGCCGAATCCGCAACATCAGTGCCTCTGGATCAACCTTGATGTCCCACTGCTGCTCCTGCTCGTTCGTGCAGTTACCCAACAGCATGATCGGCTTCCAGCCTTTACGCAGGGTGCAATCCATCTCGCAGATGATCATCTCGGTCGGACTGACAGGCTCCAGCACCTCGAAGGGCAGGATACTCCCATCTTCGGTGCAACGGTTCGCAAACCGCATCAGCCCGCCCTCCGGCCCGTCCGCGCTTCAACCGCACGGCGCAGCATCAGCGGGGTGAATCCCCACATCCGCATCGCCTCGCTGTAGTGCTTCACCAACTCCGCAATCTCCGCGTCAACGGCATCCATCTGCAACTTCAGCGCATCGCGCCTGTCAAACTCAGCAGCCGCAGCCGCAATCACTTCATTCTCAGTCATGCTCCCCCTCCCCTCAGTGCTTCGCGGCTGGCCGCATGCCGTATTCCCGGAGCAGATCCAGCGCCCGCTCCATCTCGGCATACAGGCGACCCGGTATGATGCTGTCATCCGTGAATGCGTCGAACGCATCCACCAGATTGTCCAGCACCCGCAGCGCCCGGCCAGCATCGCGCGCCGTCAGGTCGCCCGGCTTCTCCAGATGCATCGCGCTGATCAACTGATCCCGCGTGATCGACTTCAGCAGGTCGCCCAACTGCGCCCACGCCTCAGTCTCATCCTCGGCCCTGATGCCGAAGCACAGATTGAATTCATGGTGTTTCATATTTCCCCCTCCCAATCGATTCCGTCGGTCAGTCCGTAAATCGCGTCACGCAAATCCTTCGGCAGCGCCGCCGCATCCACAGACACGCCCAGTATCTCAAGCTCGTCGATCTCAGCGGTCTCCTGCACAGGCTCCCACCATGATGGTGAGCGCGGCACACCGTAGTCGGCGCGCTCCATCTGGCAGACGAACGTCACCCGCAGGTCTTCGCTTTCGTATGTCGCAGTCGCAATCATCTCAGTCACTCCGTCACAGTGATAAAACTGCTCGTCGGTATCAGCACCACGCGCTCGACATCGCGGCTGTCGTCCCGGTCATAGCGGCCCCCGGTGGATACCGTGTGTTCGACAGGCACCTGCACGATGCCCAGTTCATCCGTCCACTGCACCGCCAGCAGCGCGTCAGCGCCCCTCGCGTCGATGGCGCATAGCGCATTGTATTTATGCTGACTCAGCAGATAGGTTTCGTATCGCGCGCGCTCATTCCTACGCACTTTGATCTCAACGACACGGGGTCGCGGCTGGCAGCGGAAAACGGCATCGTATGGCGCGAACGGGTCTCTGGGCGCAGTGGCCGTCAACCCGAAAGCGCGCTCCAGTTTTGCGATGACGCCCGCCTGATTGACGCGATCCGCATCGCTTTCATAGACGGGTCGCGTCATTCCCCCTTCTCCTTCTTCATCTGCCTCAGGTGGCCCATGCTCCGCGCTCGGCCATTCGCCACAGCCCGTGCGTGTATCTCTGGCCGGTTCTTCTTCAGCGCCTCGCCAAATCTCGATAGACAGCCCCAGCCACACGCCCGGCCCAGTTCCGAGAGAGTCAACGTCTCGTCATACTGGCCCGGCGCCGGCAGCGTTCTCGGCCCACGACGGCGGTGCAGCCCCGTGTCCTTGCGCCACAACCGGACAGTCTCTCGATCCACGTCCAGCCGCTGCGCCAGTTCCTCATTGCTGCGATCCGCCAGCGCCGGGAAAATCTCCGGCACCGGAGTCCCTCGCGCAATCACCGCCTTCACCTGCGACAGGTGCGCCCGCGCTTTCTCAGACAGGCGCACAGGCGTCAACTTCTGCCCATCCCACCACATGAACCTACGGTCGTGGATAATCACACGCCTATCCGACATCGCCCTCGCCCATCACACATCCCCTCAAATTAATTCGCCATTAACTCGCCATTAATTCGCCGCGCCTCGAAATTAATTCGCCGCGCCTTCGCAGATAAGATCGGCAACGGTTGCGCCGTCGAACCAATAGTTGTTGATGGCGTCCATCGCGCCTTTGACCCGCTCACCAGCCGCCATGCGAATCTTCAGCGCCTCATTCAGCGCGGCTAGTTCGTCGGCGGTGTAAACGTAATCGGTATTATCGTGCGTGAACATCACTCCGTCCCCTCTACCCTGTTAATCATCTGCTGCACGTCATACAGCAACCGCGCCGCGCTATTCGGCTCCATGCCGCCATAGCCGTCGGATTCGTAATCGGCATACCGATCCAGAAATTCCGCGCACTCGGCCAGCATATCCAGTATTTCTTCCATCATTTCCGCCGCTCCCTCTCAGCCTGCGTCCACCGCGCCAGCGCCTCACGCGCCACCTGCGCGGCCTCGTCACGCACCCGGCGGGCATGAACCCACCGCGCCCGCTCCTGCTCCGCAATCGCTGCATCCAGCGCCTGCAATGCCTGCTGTCCCGTCATTTCATCGTTCCTTTTATAAGGCCCATCGGCGTCATTGACATCGCCCGCTCGTAGGCGTTCTTCTTCTTCACCGCCGATTTAAACTGCTGCTCCCTCAGCCACAAAAGCTCCTCCAGCACCTCCAGCATGTCAGGCGCGGCAGCGATCAATCGCGCATTCGCATCTGCGGTCTGCGCGTCCCAATCTTTCTCCATGGTGCAGACTGGCAGCCAGCGTGCCTCGCCATCAGGCCCCGGCTCGCACAGCGCCTCAACCCCTTTCTTGATCCCGAACCCCTTGCGGGTAACGAACCACGGCCCCGGCGTGTGTCCCGTCATTTCAATTCCCCCTTCGCATTCGCGATTTGCCAGCGAGCATCGTCCTGAAGAATTTCGTCTCGCACGTCCCAAGACGGTGAGTCCCTTAACGCGCCATGCCTCTCAACCAGATGCTCCAGTGTGGCCAATATCCGCAGCGTCGTATCCGCCGCCCGCCTCAGATCGTGCATTACCTCGCGCATGTGCGAGCCAGCCGGGGCCTCCAGCGCATCCGCTGCATAGGCCAGTGAACCAGCCGCAGCGACCAGCGTTTCCATCACACCCTTCGTCATTTCACTTCTCCCTTCGCTTTCGCTATCACTGCCGCAATCGCCGCCAGCACTTCGTCTTCCTCGCCCTCGTAATTCGACACCTCCAGAGAATCACGCGCGACCTCCAGCATTTTCAGCATGTCAGGCGCGGCAGCGATCAGGCGGGCATTCGCCATCGCCGTTGCATCGTTATGCAAGCCGGGTTGTCCAAACGAGTGGGCGTTCGTCGTGCAGATATCCGCGACATTCTCTCGCTCAATTTCCACCTGATATCCGACCGCAAACCACGGCCCCGGCGTGTGCGTCGCGCTCATGCTCCCTGCTCCCTGATAGCAACCGCCTCAGCGACAATCTCAGCCGCCATGACGTGCAGCGTGTTCAGCCGGTCATAGTGCGCGTTGCGGTCGATAGTGCAGCGGTCAATGTCGCCCGGATAATCCCGGCCATGCGGCGTCACCTGTTGCAACGCCTTGATGGCGTCCTGCAGGGCGTCATAGGCGGCGATGCGCGGGTCGATCAAATCGCTGGCGCTGCTGCCGTTGTGGTTCAACGTGGGTGTGATCATGCCCTTCACTCCGGGTAGAAACAGAGGTCGAAACTGTAATGCGGCTCCGCAAATATCCCGCACTGGCACAGCGCCTCACTCGCCACGATGGCCCATTCATACGGGCCAGCCTCGAACGATACGCGCCAGCTGTCGCCTTCCTGCCGGATGAAGCATTCCTTGTCCGGGTTGCAGCCGATAGCAGCCGCAAACTTGCACATCGCGTCATAGGCGGCCTTCGCCCGGCCCTTGCAGCTTTTGCGCTTGCTCGCAGCCAGCGCCACCCACTCGGCAATCAGCGCCGCGCCGTGGCCATAGTAATGGCCCTCGCCCCGGCGGGCATAATCCAAATTCAGCATCACACAATCTCCCTCAAACAGCGGCCAGAACGGCCAAGATAATCACCAGCGCGGCAACAGCCAGCGCGGACTGCAAGCGGCTTTCGCTCATGCCCGCGCCTCAATCGCATAAATCACACCACCCGGCAGGAACGCATCAGCGCAACCCGGATGATCAGTGTCCACTTCAAAGCAAATCGGGTTCAGCGCCTGCACGTAATCGCAAGCCGCCTCGAACGTCTCGAATGTGCCGCGAAGGGTGCGGTGTGCAACCCCGGACGCCTCGTAAACGGTGAACAATCCAACAGTCATTTCTAAACCCTCCGTATCAAACGGCCCGTCAGAACCGTAACGCAGCCTCTAATTCAGCATGACGGTTCACGCAACAGTAAATCAGCACCGAAAACGGAGCTTTCACATCCGCAATCGGATCGACAGGGAAACGCCATCCGTCGATTAAGATTGTCTTACAACGAAGGCTTAACCCATTGAGATTGCTCATGAAACAAAATGTCACGGGCCAAGCCCCTGAAACCAAACGATAAAACAGCGTTTTGAAACGGGTGAAACGCCCCTGTGACGGTTGGCTGTTTCACTCCAAGGCGCTGATAACATTACCTAAATCGGGGCAAAAATCGAAATGAAACGGTTTTTCGGGAAATATAGCCCCATATATAACACACACCCCCTACTGTATTATGTATACAACGCACCACCTCCTTATAACTATATATATCTAAATCTCGTTTCATTTATAATAATAATAAGAAAAGGGATGGTTTTTCAAAGGCTTGGAGTGAAACGGGGGGTGTGACAAATGGCGTTTTTCTGTTTCAAAGCGCCTTTTTATGCAGCGAAAACAAGCTCTTAGCCCGTGACACAGCAGATAGGCGCTGTCTGTCGCGTCAACAGGCGCTGCAACAGCCGGGTTGCCAGACATGCTCTGTCGGCATGGCCGATTTTAAAGCCCGCTGAACGCCTCTCTGGGGCTGGGGGATGTGGGGGCGCTGGCGACAGACAGGCGCTGCCAGCGCGCCTCTGGGCCTGTGCAGCGGGCAAAAAAAGCCCGGCGCTAAGGCCGGGCCAGTTTGGGGCTGGGGGATGTGGATCAGCGCGCCAGCATGGCCTTTAGCTCCGCTTTGATCTCGCGAGCCTTGTCCCCGCGCCATGATGTAGCATTCGAGAGGAAATACCGGACAACGCTCTCGGCATCATCGTAGTAATATCTGTCGCTGATATCGGACAACGCGCGCATCGCGGTAAGATATGGCACGGCGGCATAATTCGGCTTTGTCCAGTCGCGCTGGATATCGCGCGCGATGGCATGCAGCGGGCGGGCGGCGGTGGCGGTGTTCATGGTCTCTTGCTCCCTATCTGGCCAGAAGCGGCCATATAGCCGCCCGCGCGTGACGGGCGGCCCTATGGTGGCTTTAGGCGGCGGCGATGGCGCTTGCCTTGCGCTTGCTAGGGCCATGCGCCGGAAAGCCGATAATGGCCTTGCGGTTGGCAATGGCGCAAAGCCCGCATGTTTTGCACGTCACGTTGTCCGATATCGTTGCTGGGCATATGGCAACCTTGCGGCCATCCGGCGTGACAGTGGCGCGCGTTGCATCAGCCGGCAGCACAACAACAACAGGGCCGGCGTTGCTGGCGGCTAGTTCATCAGCATGCGCCAGATTGTTGGCGCTTAGGTTTACCGTGAAACCCATAGCGTTTGCCGCCGCTATCGCGCCACCGTTGCCGCCAGCGAGCGGCTTATGGGTATAGGTAAAGCCGCGCTTGCCGCGATTGGCCTTTACCAGTGCAGCGAGCGCGGCAACGTCAATTGCATCACCAATGCCGGGGAGATCCCCGGCTTGATTGTGGCGCCATAGCGTACCATTGGGAAGCGCGGCGATTTCGGACATTGCGGCATCCCATGCCATGCCCATCTTGTGGGCCGTCACCTTGCGCCACAGTATCGCCAGCGGACCGGCTTCTGCATAGCAACCATTTGCCTTGAGCGGACATGCATGGGGGCATGTTTCCTCACTGGTAGTGGTGACGGGGATATCACCCGTTTTGCTGTTGCGGCTTTTGCGGGTGACTTGGATGTAATGGGTTGTCATTGTCTGTTGCTCCCTCTCTCTCGGTTAACGCAATATCTCGGCACACTCGAGCAAGCGCACTAGCTCTCGCGCCCATTGTTCCGCCTCGCGTTGCTTGCCGCATTGCTTGTAGGCGATGGCCTTCGCCATAGCGCGGGCGACTTCGCTGCGGTCAATCATTGTCTGTTGCTCCCTGTGGTGGCGGGCCGGCGCTGTGGCCGGCCCTGTGGTGGTCAGGCGTTGCAAATGTCGTCGCGATATTCGTCCATGGTCTCCCATTGGCGCTGCAACGCAACGCGATACTGCCCCGGCGTTTGGCGGCGCATTTCTACAACGTGGCGGCTGTCGCCTGTTGTCTCAACAATCCAGTGCGCCCCGGCGTTGTAGTTGGCGTGCAGCCATTCGTTCAGGTCGACAACACGCGCCAGCTCTTCGTCGCTGGCGTCAGGCTCTTCAGTGACGTGAAAATGTGCGCGGTAGAATTCTGCATCTGTCGCGCGAGCCGTTACTTCCATAATGGTTTCGCATTCGGTCTCGCCCCACGTGTAGCGGCTGGTGATTACGTAAATTGTCATCTTCGTTTTTCCTCTCTGTGCTGCAGTTTTTTCTTTTGAGCCTGCCATATCGCAACACATAGCGTCAACAGCCCACTTCAACAGACCGCACCAGATGCGGACATATATTCAGCCGGATGTGGTGCAATGCCCTGCCCGTTTCCGGCTGGGGGCGGCTCTGGCACTGCCCGCGCACCCCCACCCACCCACTCGCGCCCGCGAGGCCGGGGTTTTATCCTATATATACCCACTCTCCCCCACATTTCGCTCCAAATCCGTCTGGGCTACGCACAGACCCCCCACCCGCTAAAACACCCCCCTTTCGTTTTAACTGTGGTTCCATATATAATAATTTATTGCGCTGAACGGTTTGGATGATTATGTTTGCTGGCATGGATGATTTAGACACGATAACCGCTGAGGAGCGGGACGCGATTTTCGCGCGTGTTTATGTTGAGCAGCGTGCGCTGAAGAAGGGGAACGCGGCTGAGATTGCGTGCGTCAGGGCTGGGATTACGAGTCCTGAGTTGAACATGTCGATTGTTGCATCGAGGCAATTGGCGCGGCCTGAGGTTCAGCGTTTGATTATGGCGGCTGAGGCTTCGGGTGTTGATGTTGAGCGCCGGGAATACACGCGGGATTTGTTTTTGGATGAGTTGCAGGCTGTTGTTCAGGCGGCGATGGACAAGGGTGCGTATCCGAGTGCGATTAGTGCTGTGAAGACGCAGGCACAGTTGCTGGGGATGTTGGATCAGACGGTGAATGTGAACCACTCGGTGAGCGCGAAGGATCTGGATTTGGCGACGCTCAGGGCGATGGTTGCGGATCGGGCGAGGCCGGTGAAGGTGATTGAGGGGACGTTGGTCCGGGGCATTGGAGATGATGTATGACGCAGCGTCTGACTGGGATGAGAAACGGCACGATTGCCAGAATGTATTTGGGTAACAGGATATACAGTCCTGCTGTTACCAAGAGTTCGGGTTTGATAATTTCTGCGCCTCACAACGGGAGTAGAATTGCGATACAGGCGAAGCCTATTCTGCCATTGGCTGATTACGAAAAATGGTTTCGGGGCGGCAACTGCAGGTTAGGCGGTAAAAGCAGCCCAGCGAAGATAAGGCGGATTGTGATTATGCGCAGGCAGGGGTCGACTTGGAGAGAGTGCGGCGTGGCGGTGGGTGCAACGGAAAAAACCGTTAAAAACTGGGTTGAGTTTCTGCCCTTGGATTTGGCTGTTTAGATGAACGACGACCTGACGCTGGATGAATTGCTGGCGGAGTTGGTTTCCCGCGAGGAGGCGATATCGTCGTTTGCGAAGTATGTTGAGTATGTGAGTGGGTTGACGCCGCCGCCGCATTTGCGGTTGGTGTGTGAGAAGCTGGATGCGGTTGCGCGGGGTGAGATTCGCCGTTTGATGATCAGCATGCCTCCGGGTCACGGGAAGTCGTTTGCGGCGTCTCACTATTTCCCGGCGTATTATCTGTCGAAGAACCCTGACCGGAATGTGATTTTTGCGACACACAAGCAGGAGTTGTCGGATTCGTTTGGTTTGAAGGTGCGCAACGTCATCAAGGGTGACGAGCATCGGCGGCTGTTCCCGGGCGTTGGGATCAGCGCGGACAAGACGGCGGCTGGGGAGTGGATGACGACTGGGAGTGGTGGTTATCACGCGACCGCGGTTGGGGCGAACGTGACGGGTCGTCGTGGGGACATATTGATTGGGGACGATTTGCTGTCTGGGATTCAGGCGGCGGAGAGTGAGAGTGAGCGTAACAAGTTGTGGTCGTGGTATGGCGCGGATTTTTTCACGCGCCGGAAGAACAAGGACACGCCGATAGTTTTGATTGGGACGCGCTGGCATCTGGGTGACCACATGGGTCGTCTGGATCAGGCGGAGAGGGATGGTGAGGGGGAGAAGTGGGAGCGGGTGATATTGCCCGCTATGGCGGTGGATAAGGACATTCTTGGGCGCAAGCCCGGGGATGCACTGTGGCCGGAGCAGTTCCCGAAAGAGGAACTTGAGAATATCCGCCGCCAGCCATCGACGACGTCTAGGATCTGGTCGTCGTTGTATCAGCAGAACCCGGTGGTTGATGATGGGGGTATCATCGATCAGACGTGGTTTAAGTGGTGGCGCTCCCCCGAGCCGCCGAAGGTGAAGTATGTTTTGCAGGCATGGGACACGGCGCTGACGGCGAACAAGACGTCGGCGTTTAGCGCGTCGACGACGTGGGGTGTGTTTGACGACGACAATGGGATTCCAAACCTGATTTTGCTGAGTGTGTGGCGGGAGCGGGCTGAGTGGCCGATTCTGAGGCGCATGGTGCAGCGGATGGCGACGGATTACCGGGACGATAACTATAAGCTGCCGATCAAGGCATCGCGGGAGCGGGCGCCGGATACGGTGCTGGTGGAGGCGAAGGCGAACGGTCAGATGCTGATACAGGATCTGGGTCGGGCCGGGATTGTGGCGACGCCGTTTAACCCGGATAAGTTCGGCGATAAGATTGCGCGTGTGCGGCTGGTGACGGATTTGATTGAGAACGGTCGGGTATGGCTGCCGACGATGAAGAATTCGCCGGATCAGTTGAGGCCGTGGGCGCGGGATTTTATGGAGCAGTGCGTGCAATTTCCGGCGGCGGATTCGCGGGACTGGGTCGACACGATGACGATGGCGTTTTTGCGGATTAAGCAGAGTGGCTGGGTGGCGAACACGGAAGATCCGTATGAACCCGTGTATGACACGCCGCTTGAACCTGTAAGCTTCTATTGGTAAGGTGGACTATGGCACGCAGACCGACATCGCTCGCTGACACGCTCCGCCCTGCGTTCGAGGGAATTGGCGGCGTCGATGTGGATTTGCCGTTGGATGCCGCCGATATTGAGATCGACGACGACGGCCCGGCGATGGTTGACGGCGCGGAGTTCACGGAACTGGACGACGGCGGGGTCGAAATTGATTTCGAGCCGGAGGTCGAGCGGCTGGAAGATGCGCCGTTTGACGCGAATCTGGCGTTGTACATGGACGATATGGACATGAACACGCTCGGCGAGACGTTGCTGAGCGGTGTCGAGGAAGACAAGCAGTCGCGTGGGGACTGGGAAGCGACGATGTCTGAGGGCATCAAGCTGATGGGTCTGAAGATTGAGGACCGCACGATGCCGTTTAAGGGTGCGTGCGGCGTCTATGACCCGCTGATGGCTGAGGCTGTGGTGCGCTGGCAGGCTGTGGCCGCTGGTGAGTTGATGCCGGCGGCTGGACCGGTGAAAACGCAGGTGATTGGGGTCGCGAACGAGCAGCTGGAGGCGCAGGCGTCCCGGGTGCAGCAGTTTATGAACCTGTACCTGACGGAATTGGCGCCGGAATTCTACGAAGAATTCGACCAGATGCTGTTTTGGCTGCCGCTGGTGGGTTCGACGTTCAAGAAGACGTATCAGGATCGGCTTCTGGGGCGTCCGGTGAGCCGTTTCGTGCTGCCGGATAACTTCATCGCGTCGTATGGCACGACGGATTTGGCGACGTCGCCGCGGTTCTGCCACATCACGCCGATGACGCGCCGGAATTTCCGGTTGGCGCAGCTGGCGGGCGTGTATCGGGACATCGATCTGGGTGATCCGCAGGCGGACGATAGCTCGCAGACGCCGATTCAGGCGGAAGTGGACGGCGTTCAGGGCGTGGAGCCGGGTGCTGAGGGCACTGAGGAGTACCGGATCTACGAAGTGTACGCGGATCTGAACCTTGTGGGGTATGAGAACGAGGATGGCATCCCGCTGCCGTATGTCGTGACGATTGAAGAGGGGACCCGGAAGGTTCTGTCGGTTTATCGGAACTACGACGAGGGGGATCCGACGTTTCAGCGGAAGAACCCGTTCACGCACTATAAGTTCATGCCGGGGGTGGGGTTTTACGGTCTGGGTTATGCGCACTTGCTGGGGAATTCGGCGAAGACGGCGACGTCGATCCGCCGTCAGCTGATTGATGCGGGCACGCTGAATAACTTCCCGGGCGGCTTGCGCGTGAAGGGCATGCGGCTGGAGGACAATAACATTGGGATTGGTCCGACGGAGTTCCGTGAGATCGATACCGGCGGCTTGCCGATCCAGAACGCGATCATGACGATGCCGTATAAGGAGCCGTCACAGGTATCGCTGGCGCTGCTGAAGGAAACCTACGAAGCCGCCCGGAATCTGGCGAACACGACGGAGATTGCGGTCGGCGAGGGGCGTCAGGATGCGCCTGTAGGCACGACAGTGGCGTTGATGGAGGCGGCGACCCGTCTGCAGTCGGCGACGCTGAAGCGCTGCCACAGGGCGTTTAGCCGCGAACTGAAGCTGATTGCGGATCTGTTCGGGAAGTATCTGCCGGATGAGCCGTATCCGTTCCCGGTTCGGGGCGGCATGGCGGCGATTATGCGCGAGGATTTCGCGAATAACATCGACGTGATCCCGGTGTCGGATCCGAACATTTCGTCGTCGGCCCAGCGGATGATGCGGGCGGAGGCGTTGCTGCGGTTTGCGACGCAGCAGCCGGATCAGCACAATCTGCGGGAAGCGTATCGGCAGATGTACGTCGAGATGGGCGTTGCGCCTGAGAAGATTGAATTGATTCTGGCGCCGGAGCGTCAGAAGCCGCGTCCGTTGGATCCGCTGACGGAGAACCAGAACGCGATTGTGGGCATGCCGCTGGTGGCGGGTGCGTATCAGGATCACGACGCGCACATCGCGGCACACGCGCCGATTGCGCAGGACAATCCGGCGCTTCAGGCGCACATCAATGAGCACTTGGCGCTGAAGATGCGCCAGCAGGTCGAGCAGATGATTGGCCAGCCGCTGCCGCCTCCGGGCATGCCGATGCCGCCGGAA